GAGAAAACATTGATCGGCATTATCAAAAAGATAAATGTCAGAGTATTTTTTAGTATACTCATCTGCTTTCTGAAGACGCAAATCTGGTTTACCATTAAGTTGAATGTAACCCTTTTGCACATAGCGATAAGGATAACGCTCATGGACAATAGTAGTCTTAGTCGATGCGACAGACTTCGGATCAAGATCATTCATTGATGATGACTTCAATTACTCTGTAATGATAGCAGGTTCAGGAGATGCTGTCAAGGTCTCGTTCGAGTTGGGTCAGGACCACCTGATAGTCATCGTCAGGATCACCAAAAAGTTGCAACCCATTAACATCATAAAACTCATAAAGTCTTTTATAAAGATATGGATAATCATCCTCAAGATTTACAACCCCATCAACTGCATCATTAAGAAGTTCAATTTCTTCAGGGAATTTACGAAGAATATTTTGGTGATTCATTTCTATATGAACAATACACTACTAATTATAACACATTTTACTTAATATCAAAATTAAGTTTGCGTACTTTTCTTTGGCGACGTGTTTCTTGATACTCTAAATCTTCAGCACTAAACGTGGGGGAGATTATCTCCTTCGGATTGCTGACAATTTCCACTAGCGATAAGTTCCTCGCGCTTATACTTATACCACGGATGCTCGTATAGTTCTCGCACTGGCAAGATCGTGTCTTCGTTGGGTGAGATTCCAGCTGCTTCCCGCAACTCTTGCATCTGATGACTAACATTTTCTAACATACCTCTCATGTAAGCAAGTTCAATTTTAATATCACTGAGCTCTTCTTTGATTTTTTCTGATTTCATTTATTTAGTAGGAGGTAATGAACCATGCTCGAAGAGGGGATCGAACCCCCGACATTCACCGTGTAAAGGTGCTGCTCTTCCGCTGAGCTATTCGAGCGAACTCCTCCACCTGGACTCGAACCAGGGACAACAGAATTAACAGTTCCGTGCTCTACCAACTGAGCTATAGAGGATTGTGTGTTTGGAACTATAAGTTCCAAAGCCCCTGACAAGACTCGAACTTGCGACATCGGCTTTACAAAAGCCGCGCTCTACCAACTGAGCTACGGGGGCAACGATTCAGGTTGGACTTGAACCAACGACCGACTGCTTAGAAGGCAGTTGCTCTATCCATCTGAGCTACTGAACCAGAGTGGGCAGGGAGGGATTTGAACCCCCGTAGGCAGAGCCAGTGGATTTACAGTCCACCTCCATTAACCACTCGGACACCTACCCTTGTTCCCGTTTAAGTTTGAAGTAAAGTTTATAATAAACTTTCTTCATATCATTGAGAGTATTCATATCCTCTTCAAACCCCATGTATTTAAGGAGTTGAGAGGATCCTTCTAACTCACTGATTAACCTTAACACATTAGCGGGGTGTCTGTCAAGACCCCCAAAATCATACTTACTCATGTATAGTATGCTTGAAAGTATTTAACAATACCATCAGAACGAACATTACCCTGTGATACCCAATCATGAGAACACTGGGTGATGCTGTTCATACTATACACTGGTTCTCCATTTTCGTCAATGGCAGATCCAAAACGAGTGAGGAGAAGACTATAAACTTTCTGTCTTAACTCCATACGTTCATCACTATAGCGCCAGTCTTGATTCATAGTCCGGCACCTGACATCCAAACCATCTCAGATCCTCCACCAAATGTAGGCAGTGGATCTAATTGAGTTGTGGTCTTACCATTTTTAGTGGCAATAGTATACATTACCTCGTGGATATTTTTTACCACCGAATGGATTTGCTCATCTAGCAATAAGTTTTCAATAATAGCTTGATCGTAAGCAAGTTTATATTCTTCCTGCTTGTCTGATAAAAAAGCTGGTCCAAACCAAGGATCATCTTTAAGATATTTTGGTGCGGGATAAGTCATGCAAGTACCATTTTAGATTTGTAATCATAAGCATAGTTTTCGCGGTTCCCTTTGATCCCCCAACCCAACCAATAATAGGCAGGAACCATGTATTGAGAGATAGAATATCCATGTCCCTCAAACTCTGGAAGGACACGTTGAAAGATAGGTTCGTTAATCATCCAGCGAGTCTGACCTTCCAGACTGCTAGGATCGCACACATATTTAGCACAGAAGTTTCCAAGACCTTTGTAGCGTCCAATACTAGTCCACTGGATCAGACCATACCCACCAACCTTACACTCAGTGTAGGAGACGCGAGCACCACCTTCACAGATGTTAGAGATAAACTTGCTTTCTTGCTTGATATTACCCATAATCGTAGCGAGAGCATTGACATCAGTAATGTTCGTCTTCTCTTGAAGTTGTGAGAGAACATACTGTTCCTCTGGAGTGCAGTCTTCACACTTCCAAGTAGGTTCATAATGTATCACAGGAATTTCCTGCTGGAGATCTTCCACTATAGGAGGGATGCTAGCAGATGGAAGAAGGAAGGTCAGACCAGCAGCAATAATTGATGTTGAGATCATTCGTTTCATTACAACAATCTGTAGTTTACCATCTATGTAGGGGGTTGTCAAGCACCAATAAATAGGTATACTACATGCATCACAGCAGGTTCCTATGAGATTCAACGCAACAGACATGCATCGTCTCCATAACGCATGTAAGGTATATCAAGAACAAACTGGTTCCGAATGGATGTGGGATCAGTATGAAGAACTCATCAAAAAAATTCATTTCTACGCAGAAGAATACTGTCCAGATGCGTCATCAAATCCTGACAATTTATGAGTAGAAAGACTTAGAAATGACATAGATAGTTTGTATGAAAAAACATTATGTGAGTAGAGAAGAATGCCAGGAGATGATCGATGATGCCATACGAAAACACAATCGTAATGCTGGAATTATCAGTATGTGTGTTGGTTGGGTTGTTCTCGCACTTTTTGCTGAGGGTCTTCTTCGACTTATCGGAGTAATTCCCCCACTGTTCCCAAGTTTAAATTTAACTCTGTAAATGAAATGAAAGTTGGTATTATTGGTTTAGGTAGAATGGGCGAGGGAATGTCTCGCCGTATGATTAAAGCAGGGCATGAGGTTTGGGGTTATAGAAATAACTACGAGAAGGCATGTGAACAATATGAAGCAGGATATGTAAGTGGTGTTACTACTTCATTAGAATGTCTTGTCCAGGCAGTTAAATCTGATAGTCAGCAATACACTAGTGCTGGAAGAATTCCTGGTATCTTTCAACTTGTTATTCCTGCAGAACTAGTAGAGGAAACTATCGATGAGTTATTACCATTACTTAGTGATGGAGATATTATTATTGATCATGGCAATTCCAATTTTAAGGATTCAAGGAGGAGAGCACTCCATCTTGAGAAACTGGGTATCCAGTATATTGACTGTGGTACTTCTGGTGGTGTTTATGGTTTGGACCGTGGATACTGTCTTATGGTTGGTGGCAGAAGCAGCGCAGTCGATGTATGCCGCAATATCTTCGATGCACTCTCTCCAGGAATTGGTGCTGCCGAACGCACAGGAGATGGTTCGTATGTAATGTATCCTGAAGAATATGGTTGGATGTATTGCGGTGATCCTGGTGCAGGACATTTTGTAAAGATGGTTCATAATGGTATTGAGTATGGAATCATGCAAGCATATGCCGAAGGATTTAATATTATCAATGAAGCAAACACAGGTTCTCAATATGTCAAAGAAGGAGACGCTGAGGTTGCGCCTATGGCAGACCCTGAATCCTATTGCTATGAGATTGACGTTGCTAGGGTGGCTGAGTGTTGGCGTCGTGGTAGCGTTGTTGGTAGTTGGTTACTGGACCTTACTGCCGAGGTACTACGAAATGACCCAGAACTTAGTCAGTTTGATGGTGGGGTTAGTGATAGTGGTGAGGGACGTTGGACTGTTCATGCTGCTGTGGACCTTGGGGTTCCTGCTCCTGTCCTTAGTGCTGCATTATTTGAGCGGTTCAACTCTAGAAGATTAGGAACCTTTGCTAACAAAGTTCTTAATGGAATGCGTTTTATGTTTGGTGGTCATCATGTTAGGTAATGTCTTACTTTGGATCTCAATACCATGGGTATGTACCACCATTTATTTCGGGTACAGAAAAGGTGAAAATAACTATTACGAAACCGACGCCTACACAGGAAATGGAACAGCGCATTAGAATGAGATACGCATTTGCGATGTCAGCGTTCGGAAGAATGTTTGAACCCCGTGGTATCTCACATCAAATGAGATCATTCTGCTATGAGTGGGCTCAAAATATTACTGAACTTCCTCCATGCGAGGATTTATATAAAGTCGATCGATATTTCCTAGAACTATGGAAATTGAAATCGCAGCAATAATTATATTGTTCTCGTCATTCGGTCTTTTCTTGTTCATACTGTCATTATTTTAACCTAATGAATGTATTTCTAACCGCAACACTATTGTTTGCTACATTACTAGTATCAATTATATGTGCTCTCGACAGCGCATACATAACACAAACAACTTTTTACTCATGAAAATCTTTTTAGACACCGCTGACCTCGATGAGATCAAGAAGGCAGCAAGAACCGGTTTAATTGATGGGGTCACTACAAATCCCACACTAATTAAAAGAAGCGGTAGGGCGCTGCCTGATGTCGCTAAGGAATTAACTGATAGGTATCCCCAGTTTGAAAGTGTATCGTGTGAAGTAGTTGCTGAGACTGCTGATGAAATGATTAAACAAGCTCAACAGTTTATTCAGTTGGGAAGTAAAGCGATCACTATCAAACTACCATGTACTGTGGAAGGTTTGATTGCATGTAAAGCACTCTCAGTGCTTGGTGTTAAAACCAATGTGACCTTAGTGTTCTCTGTAGCACAAGCAATCATGGCAGCAAAGTCAGGTGCTACTTATATCTCACCTTTCGTAGGTCGCTGTAATGATAACTCATTCAGTGGTGTAGAACTTGTTCGTGCTATCAGTGGAACCTATTGTTCTCAGGGTGTAAGAACTCAAATTCTTGCAGCATCATTGAGAGATGTTCATCATGTGTCACGTTGTTTTGCTTACGGTGCAAG